TTCGTTTAGATACGCAATGTATCTGTGTTAGTGTTATGTCTGCCAACGTTTTCATGTACTCCACGACTATATTAAATGGATCCAATTACCCTATTTGCGATGGCCAATGCCGCTGTTTCTGCGGTTAAAGCTGGTTGTAAATTATACAAAGATATTAAAGGTGCCGCAGGAGAAGTTAAAGACGTTCTCAAGGATCTTGACGAGCAATTTCAAAAGTTACATCCACCAGAAAAACCAGCGACAACAGAACAACGTAATCAATACATTAAGCAAAAGAATGAAGTAATTGAGTTAAACAAAAAAGCGGAATCAGGACAACACACTGGTGTGTATCAGGAAATTGGTGAACATCTTGGTGCATACTATGACAATCTTAATAAATGTATTGCAATATTTGAAGAAGAGGAAAGAAAAAGCAAAACTGAAATATACACAGGTGATGCTTCTTTAGGTAAACGTGCTCTTCAACGTGTACTGATGCGTAAGCAGTTAGAACAAATGGGTACAGAGTTACAAGAAATAATGATTTATCAAAGTCCTCCAGAATTGGGTGCTCTTTGGACTGAAGTTAATGAAATGATGGAGAAAATGGGTGAACAACAAAAAGCCTTAATTGTTACCCAAATGAAAAGAAAAGAAGTTGCGGAAAAAAGAAGAGCCGCAAGAAGAAGACAAATGAATGAACAAGCAATATGGGGTGTTCTCATCATCGTCATAATGATAACAATGGCTGGATTGTTTATGTGGATAGCTTATGATAGACAACAAAAATATCCACAGTATGGTGATGGTTTAATACCTAAAACTGAGCGGCAACGTAGAGAAGAAGCTCAACCGCAAATATATGTGGGTAGATAAATTATGGTTGCGGGACCTGGAATCGAACCAAGAACTGAGGATTATGAGTCCTCTGTAATACCGTTTTACTATCCCGCTATTAAACTGAATACCAGAGGTCTATTTTGTAGTCTTCTTTAAATGTGCCGCATACAGGACAAATAAAGTTGTCGGATAATTCTTCCCAAACACCTTCTTTTTCCTCATTATGTATATGTTCACAAGTCGTACATATATGATTAAGTTCAACAGACATAATAGTACCTCTAAAATGGAGCGGCAAGACTGATTCCCACAGCCGTCACAAGAGGGTATCTTGTGATGTTATTACATTTGCCGCATAAAACTTGGAGCGGAATGCCAGAATCGAACTGACAACAGGAGATTGGAAATCTCCAGTTTTACCATTAAACTAATTCCGCTGATGTATATATTATATATGATGTTTATTCTAAAGTCAAGGCCTTTTGAAAGGTATACCTTTACATAGCGGGGCCGTTTCCATTTTTGAAACCAATCTCACCACCTTCTTCTTTGATTCGTTTGATAACATCTTCAAATAGTATTGGTCTATAATCCGTTTGCTCAACACAAACACAATGATATCTTGGATCAATTTCCCATTTGCCCCATATTTCAGCCATCACACGATTTGCGTGGAGATGGCCGTGGATGTTTGTACCAAAACGACCAAGACTTTCTGGATGAATTGGTATATGTGATAGAATCATTCCGTTCATTACATGATATGCTCTGAGCTCACGGAAGTATTGTCTATATTCATCATCACGGAAGATATCATGGTTACCACGAATCAATACCTTGTCACCATTCAGGCGACCTAAGGTTTTCAATGCTTTGCGGTTGATAACAACATCACCAAGATGGTATACTTTATCGTTAGGCCGAACTGTTTCGTTCCAACGCTTTACCATTTCTTCATCCATCTCATCGGCATTATCCCATGGACGTAACTTAGTTACTCCGTCATTACGCATAAATCGACACACACCAGTATGGCCAAAATGTGTGTCTGATACTAAAAATATTGCTGGCATAATGTCTCCTATTCTTTACAATAACCATCATTTTTGTAAATAATGGTTTACATATTTGGTCCGGCGTAGTGGAATCGAACCACTATTGATAGCTTAGAAGGCTACTGTATTATCCATTATACTAACGCCAGATAAATATTACATATGGCAACAATTCAAAAAACAGTAGACCTCGAACTATGGAAAATTGCACAACAACTTCCATATATAGAACATAAATTCTCTACAACAACGAGAGAATTTACTTCATCTTTTACAAAAACAGAAAAACATTTTATATTAGATGAAATGTTATCTGTGGGCAGAAGTAAGGGGATTGAACCCTTGATATCGGAATCACAATCCGAGGTTTTACCACTAAACTAACTTCTGCATTTGGCTCCCCGAGATGGTCTTGAACCACCGACACACGGATTAACAGTCCGTTGCTCTACCAACTGAGCTATCGGGGAATAAATTTGGCACGGGAACCAGGACTTGAACCTAGAATAACAGAGTCAAAGTCTGTGGTGTTACCATTACACTATTCCCGAATAATGCTCTGACGTTCCTCGGCGGTAATTATAGAGCATTGAGTGATAGTCTTTCCACTACACACCGCAACTTGCGCTCCCTCCACCCGCTTCCCGACACAGGAACCGTTCTCGTATTGCTAACGCCGGTTTGGTTTAACCGCTACTTTCGTAGAGACAGATTCCCTTATGAATGTTACTAAACATAAGTCCTTGTCTGAACCACCCGTGGGTAATTAATCCACTTCTCATCCTGCGGGTCACAGTAGCCACTATCACATGGCACGGCTTGGCGGTCCCAAGGAGAATTGAACTCCTATCAACGGCGTGACAAGCCGCTATACTGACCATTATACTATGGGACCAAATCTGGTGTAAAAATTTTTATATAAACCATTTGTTTAGTGTTATCGTGCCGATTTGCCAAAAATATAGCTAGTACTGGCGAGCGAGTGGCGGTTATTTCAGACAGTGTTGGTCGCACCCTTACTGTCGAGTAGTTTATAACGTCTATAAACAATACCCTGATAACACTAAACAAATGATACCATATTAAAATACATTAGGGTGTGATTGTCGTTCCAGAACTTCATCTGGCTTCTCACGGCTTCGTCTGCCGATAAGACAATCTCCACATTACAGGCCAATTTGTTTTCCAGCACCGTCGGATGGCTTCATGTAAACTTAGCGAGATGATGCGGCCATCACGTGCTCCTAAGTCACCTACTGGAATTGGTAACCCAATGTATTTTAATATGGTACTCGGTGGGGGAATCGAACCCCTCCTTACTGCCGTGAAAGGGCAGTGTCCTAACCGATAGACGAACCGAGCATCTGAATCGATTTCTCAATTCATGGATGAATTATAACACAACTGGAAGACTTGTCAACCAGACTGTTGTAAGATTACAACAATTTTTTATGTACTGATTTCTCAATTCATGAATGAATTATAAGTCATTTCATACACCTTGTCAACCAGTTTGTTGTAAAAATACAACGTATACTTTAGTACTAACTTTGGAGTACGTGACAGGATTCGAACCTGCATTATACGGATTTGCAATCCGCTCCCTAGCCATTCGGGTCACACGTACATAAATTGGTCGGAGTAGTAGGATTCAAACCTACGACCCTCTGGTCCCAAACCAGATGCGCTATCAGACTGCGCTATACTCCGAATAATTTGGCATTCCGCTACGGAATCGAACCGCAACTAAGAGTTTTGGAGACTCTTGTGCTACCACTACACCAGCGGAAATTAAAAAACCCTAGATTTTTTAGGTCTAGGGTTTTGTGTTTAGAATTTGTTAGAACTTTTTTTAGTTACTTTTCCTTTACACAAAACCTGGTCGACCATGACTCATCACAATTGTGATAGCACGGTGTTGTCGGTAATGTGTTATTAAATTTTGTCATACTTTTATTTATATTTTCCAACCTAATGGTTGTCCTTGAATCGCTAGTGCTGGATTTTTAAAGCCATCAAATACTTCCCATAGATTTTCCAAGATTGCAAACTTGGTAACTAAACCAATTTCACGACCATGTGCGTCTATTTCCCATGGATGTATCCAGTAATCAATTTCATCCGAGTTTATTTTTCTACCAAGCCAATGTGATAATTCATCATTGGTCTCATTATTTATATGTTGTTTCACATGAACCATTTCATGTGCTATTGTTTCTATGATTGTCCTGGCACCAATTCCTGGATGAACTTCAATTAGAAATTCTCTTGGTTGTTTTTTTGTATTGTAATCTTCAACAGTACAAGAACCGTAATCATTAATTGTATCATTAAATTTGATTTGAATGAAACAATTTTTTCTAACTCTTTTGTTCGTAATTAGTTCTTTGGCGAAAAAGTGGACCGCACGTTCAACGTAAGGCTTAAAAATCTTTTTATCCGGACAACCAACTATACTGAGTTGCATCTTAGGTCTCCTTTTAAAGGTATTTATGGATTAATACATTTTTACCATGTGAAATTAATCATTCACTTGGTTCACTATTATACCACATTTCTCCAAGAATGTCAAGCCGTCAGTATTCCTATAATTAGAACGAAAGTATACATTTTTTATACCAGCGGTATAGATTTGTTTGGCACAGTCCATACAAGGAGCGTGCGTCAGGAACATTACCGAATCTTTACCAGATTCCGAACTCTTGGCCAATTTGGCAATGGCATTTGCCTCTGCATGAATAACTTCTGGTTTAGTTTTTAGTTCTTTAGTGAAATGGTTGTAGTTATATCTTGCATCATTTGGATTAACATTAACTACTTCTTCACACTCATTTGTCCAACCAGCTGGCATACCATTATAACCAATAGAAATGATCCTGTCATCTTTTACAATAATAGCGCCCACCTGTAACCGTCTTGCACTAGATAACCGTGCAAATCGATGAGCTACATCCATATATGCATCAATGAACTTCTGTTTCATATAATGTCCTATTTGTGTTTGTCATATCGGCACAGGTGTATTTTTGATAAGAATTTTCAAGTTCTTTTGGCATTGCAACAAATTCTATGATGGATGGATGTCTTTGTGCAATTGTTTTACCAACCTCCAAAAAAGACATAGTGGAACCTGTGCCAAAATTCCAAGTTCCTGATTCTTTGACGTTTAGAAATCTAAGATGAAAATCAACTATCTGACTGACATGAATAAAATCTCTCTGATACAAGTTACTACCATCAAAAATTTGAATTTTTCCAGCACCAGTTTTGGCCTGTTTTGTGAATTTGTAGAATGGACTGGCTTGGTTACCTTTGTGTTCTTCGCCTTCAGGTCCATACACATTGAAATACCTAAACATTTGAGTAATGTTGCCGCCCATATGTCTATTAATATTGCGCTCGCATAGATACTTAGACCATGCATAAGGCGTTCTAGGATCGACAGGGGCATCTTCTTTAAATGAACTCACTAAACCATATACTGATGCAGAACTGGAGAACTGGAAGTTTACTCCATAAGTTTTGCAAGCGTTATATAATTGTGTGGTGAAGTCTACGTTTTGTCGCATGACTTTTTCCACATCTTTTTCGGTTGTGGAACTAATTGCACCAACATGGATTACCCAATCTTGTTCCATGATACTAGGCATATTGCCATCATCCCACTCATAAGTGGATACATTATGACCGTTTTCTTCTAACGCTTTGAGTAGGTGTGAACCAATAAATCCACGATGACCCGTTAGTAAGATATTCATTTTTGACTATCGCCTTTCATAACACGATAGTTATCTTCTACTGAATCTGGTGTACTCACTTCAATAATTGTTCCTTCTTCCAAACAAATTACTTGATGAGGTTGCATTGGTCTATTACGCCAGACGCCGCCAGGTTTTAAAACAACATCATGTATCGATGCATCTTTTGTTTCGATGAATACAATTTTAAATAGTCCATCTAACACATACCAACTCTCATCCTTTTCGGCATGAAAGTGCATACTGAATTTTGCGTCTTTGTTAAACTTCATTAACTTGCCACAATACTTGTCGTTAGTAGCCCAAATAAATTCAGACCCCCAACCTTTTTCTACAAATCCTTCAAGGCGCATTTATTTCTCCTAAATCTGGTGCATAGACACCTATGTGTTGAACAGTTATTTCAGATGCCCTTATTGCAAAAGGTATTGAATATTGCATATCGTTGGTTAACAAATACTGATATGCAAGTGCCGATAAGAATGTATCTCCTGCACCACACACATCAGCAACTTCTACTCTCATTGTTGGATATCTTGTGCCATCATAGTAAGCACCTTCTGCGCCAGCAGTAACAATTAAATTACTACACGCTGAGGTTATTTTGGAGTATTCTAATGTGTTTATTTTGACAAAACAACCTTCTAAACGGATTAAATCGGTTTTCTTTGTGTCAACAAAAATTGGATTGTCGAATTCTTTACGCAAGCTTTCAATCAACTCATAACTTACTGTACCTTTATTATAATCACTAATCACAATAGCATCGTATCCTTGAGGAATAACTGTTTGAAATACAATAGGGTCTGATAACACATCTTCATCGATACGAACAATATGTTGTTTGCTACGTTTATCAATTAATCTTGTTTTAATAGAAGTTTCACCGTGCAAATAAGTAACATCACAACCTAAGGCCTTTAAATTTTCACAAACATTACCTGCCATACCTGGTTTTATCACATGATTTTGTTGAAGAAAAACAGGAACAGGAGCTTCTGGACTTATTCTGTCAACAATACCATATTGATATACATCATCACAATGGTCACCTATTAATAATATTTTGAATTGTTTTTGTTGTTGAGTGTTCGGTTTTATCATAAAAAATCACCTCTTTACATAACGATTGTCCGACTATTGATTTACCTTTGTAGTCGGATCCTTTTACCATAACATCTGGTTGATACAATTTGATTTGTTCAATCAGCTTTTCTTTTGTATCGAATACCCAAACCATATCAACACATCTTAACGCACATAACATTCTGATACGGTCGTATTGATTATTGATTGGTCGTGATTCGCCTTTGAGTTCTTTTACTCGTCTATCACTATCTATACACACCAATAATTGGTCACCAAGACTTCTAGCATATTCTAAAAGCGCAATGTGACCAACGTGAAGTATATCAAATGTGCCATTGACAATTATTTTTTTACCAATCGCCATTGTCAAACCATACCCGTACCGTGATTGGTAAAAGTTCTAAAACAAAAGCGTCTACTTCCCATACATCGTTGGTTCTATTGTAAGCGCAACTAATTCTCCAATGAAATGGATTTAATTTAAGTGTAATGTTACAACCAGAGTATCTTAACCATTTAATCATTTAACATTTTCCAAAGAATCTTTACGTAGGTAATGGAGCTGCTGAGTCCTGTCTTGGGTCGGCATACTCTTAGTTACAGGCACAAAGGCGACACCATCAATTTCATGTGGGTCCCAATGTGAGTATGTATAGAAAATATCTCCGTTACCATTACGGACACGGAACTTCTTTAGTACAGGTTTGAATAGAGATTTAGTATTTTTCATAATGAATCCATCATACAAAAAAGAAAGGGCTCTGTCAAGAGCCCCTTAGGTTATTTACCGTTTTGTTGGAACTTTATTTCACGGCAATCTTTTTGACTGCATCTTGAACCTTTACCATATTTTCCAACCAGACTTTCAACATACCATTTGCAATTTCGGCATCCTTGATTTCAATCTTGTCAGCCAATGTAAATGTACGTTCAAAGTTACGGCCAGCAATACCTTTGAAGATATAACTTTCTGGCAGTTCATCATCTTTGGCTGCGCCTTTGATGACTAGTTTGTTACCTTCCAAAGTAACTTCAATATCAGTTTTGGCAAAGCCAGCAACTGCCATTTCAATGACATACTTATTGTCTTTGATTTGTTTGATATTGTATGGGGGATATGATGGAATGTTTTTAGCCACGGTCTTAGAGACTTCCTGCATCTGGTTTAGAATGTCATCAAAACCAACAGTAAAAGGATCCAAAGACTTATGGATAGATTCCCATTGTGGAAATAGAGATATTGTGCTTGTCATAGATTTCTCCTTATTAAGCGAGTTTAAAAAATTGCCGTCTCAAAGAGCCCAGCACATAATTATACTAGTATTTATACTAGTTGTCAAGTATTTTGTGGTTTTTTACCAATATTATACTTGGCTGTAAGTTCCCAGTCATTCTTCTCCTTGTGAGACAGAATCTTAATTTGAGATAGGAAGATAGGTGGTGGTTCCTCGACTTGTCTGGTGTTGACAATCTTTACCAGTCCCCAATCAGAAAGTAACTTGGTGATGGCATTTCTACGAGACAAATCGTTCTCGCTAATGTCTGTAGGTTTACCATCCAAAGCAAATAATTCTTTGAAATGAACAATATAATACTTACCTTGTTTATGTAAAATATGACAAGACTGGTATAAAATTCTATCTTTTTTGGAAGCTACACCGATTCGGGTTAATGTCTCACGAACTTTTAAAAAATCATCTTTCTCATCTAGTGTAACTTCAACTAAATCATTAATTGAAATCATTATTTGTTCACTCCGCCTTTATTTGTTTTTGCTTTTATTTCAGCGATTTGCTCATCATTTAGAATTCGTAATGCTTCTTTAGCTTTTGCATTAGAAAAACCAAAATATAACTTAACAGATTCTATATCTCTATCAACCTCTGATTTCTGCCACGGTTGAAATTTCCGTTTCATAGGTCTAATGGTATTTAGAAGATACTGATATTGCATATCCGAATCAAGGCCGGAATGAACATTCATTTCATTGGCATAACCAACACAATCCATATGATAAGACAGAGCACGATTGACCACAAATGGTTTATAATCTTTATAATCATAATTATCTTGGAAGACAGATTTCTTAGTTTGTAAGATTGAAGGTACAATCTCTTTGAATAAATCCGGCATATCAATACTCCGAGACGGTGTACTTCTGGAGTTCTCTTGCTTCTTCGTCAGACATTTTCTTAACAGGAATCAAAGCAGGTTGTTCACGATTAATTAAAATCATTTCACGGCCATCTTTGGTTCTATATGTTGTGGTAACAAAGTTCTTTGGTTCTACTCTGAAAATCCAACCAGCCCATTTGTCAGTATGGCGAGGTGCTGGTACAGAAACGAAATAAAGAACATCAACGGAACGGCATTTGCGTAGTTGATTTGGTTTAAATGTAAAAGAATTTTTCATAATAAATGGAACTTGAGTTTTAACCTCAACCTTATATTGTCCATCTACCATCAAGTCTTTCTCTGAATCATATTTGTTGATTGAAGATTCAATTCTACAACCTTCACCACTCAACATATTGATTACAATCTTTTCACCAGCAAGACCTAGCTCATTCATCAATTCTTCTTTGGTCATTTGAACTCACAATCCATCATAATTTCTGTAAGGCAGGCAATCATGTTAATTTCATGGTCTGCCACGAAAGCGGCTTGATATTGATATCTAGCCAAAATTACAACCATCTGTGGAACAGATTGTGATTTCAATGATTCATATAACGAATCATAAAGTTTACGATAAATCTTAACTGGGTCATTGTCTAAGTTGTTGGTGACCCACTTACGAGCGGCTGCAAAGTCTTTCTCTTTCAAACCTTTTGTAAGTTCACCTAACTGGACATCGGACACAGAGGTGAGAATACCTTTGTCAATAGTACCAGATACACTATAACGCTGCAACTCATTAAGAATGCGGCGATTATCAGGGAAATGTTTAGTAATAACTGCGGCCACGACCTCTTTATCATAGGTGACTCCTTCTTCTTTTAAGACCCACTCAATACGTTTAAATAATTGTGAGGCCATCTTGGCCTTAGAACCATTGATTTTAAAGTCAACAACGGCACAACGAGAATGTATGGGGTCAATGATACGGTTCTTAAAATTACAGGTGAATATAAAAGAACAGTTTAAGGAGAACTCCTCAATTGCACCACGCAACGCAGGTTGGGTGGAATTAGGATTTAGATAGTCTGCTTCGTCTATAATAATGACCTTACGGCCACCAGTGAAACTTACAGATGAAGCATAGTTTTTAATTTTATTACGCAGAACATCAATACCAGACTCATCTGAACCATTGATAACGATATAATCACAACCAACTTCTTCACAGAGAGCTCTTGCAATTGTAGTCTTGCCCACTCCAGCCGAACCAGAGAGTAATAAATTTGGTATCTCTTTTCTATTGACATATTCTAAAAATGTATTTTTGATTGATTCAGGTAGAATACAATCTTCCACGGTCTTTGGCCGATACTTCTCGGTCCACAATAGATGTTCCATAATTCACTTCTTTCATAATATAATATAATTGATTACTTAATTTCAGTAATACTTTCAAATAAGGCTTCAAACTCTTTTGATTCAGCCACATCAGTTTGGAATGAATTCTTATGTTGTGTCTTTGCCATACGTTTAAGAATCTTTTTAGGAATCTTCAGTTCGTCATGTGCAATGTCTACAATATCTTTGATGGCTTGGTTGTTACCATCATTTCTGTGCATATGAAGTACAACTTCATCCACATAACCTTTCAGTTTCTTCAAATCGTCCTCGTCATAAGAACCGAATAGTGTGTTTACTTTAGTCATCTAATTGTCCTTGTATCATACCAACAGCTTCAAGTTGACTTTCTTCAATCAAAAATGAACCGTTTATCATAGAAATAACCGTCTTACCATTATTCTTTTCATCGGAGGCAATAAAAACTCCGACAACATATTCAGGATTGATAGCAAATTTATTTTTAGTTACATCATCTGTAAAATATATTAACAAAATTAAGCTCCTGTCTTAGATTCTTTAGCTTCAAAAGCAATCCAATATTGAATGTCATCTTTAGTATTTTGGAAGTGGCCAATACCTTTGAACGAAATCTTTACTGAATATGTTCCAGAGATAAGTTTGATATTATCTGTTTTGAAAACAATTTTATATTTCTTGCCGTTACCCTCACCAACTTCAATTGTGTTTGTGTGTGCAGCAGGATTAGAGGCATCAAATGTAATTAATTCAATCAAGTCGCCTTCTGATTGTACAGAAATATTTGGTGAAGACATTACACTAGCGGCCTTCATCAAAGATTCATAGTCTTCGGCAGATAATGTGAATTCACAATCAACAGAAGGAAGTGTGATTTCTTTTTCTGGTGGAATTACAATCATATTTGAAGGTGTCTTGTAATAATTACCTTTATGTTTACCATTCTTAAAAATGATATGTGTATCTGTGAAATTAATCTCAGAATCTTTATACAGACTATGTACAGACAAGAACTCATTCAAGTCATATACACAAAATTCTTGTGGAAATTCATCTTTAAGATTGGCTTGAGCCAATACAGTTTTACTGGAAGATACAGTAGTTAGTTTCTTCCCTTTCTTGAATTGAATTCCTTGGTTGATTGCCGAAAAATTCTTCAACACCATTAGTGTTTCATTTGATAGTTTCATTCACTTCTCCATTATTTAAAAAATCAATTGTATCATGTTCATACAAAAACATCAAGCAGCACATGGCGTGTGCTAAGTGATTCTTACCAGACTCATCATCATTTTGTTCACCGCTATGCCAAGCCCATAGATGACGCATCATTGCATCAAAATATCTACGCTTGGCATCTGGTACTTTTTTCCAATTACCTGGTTCATACTTCTGAGCACCAAAAGTTAAAATTTCTACTGTTGCTTTTAGTGCTTCTGGTGGAAGCAAACCATATTGTAATTTCCCTCCATCAAATTTTCTACCGCCTGTATTGGCAGTTTGTGATGCTTTAACAACATCTTGCATTGTCATCACATCTCTCCAACATAATTAGCAACAGCTGGCATATCTCCTTGGAAATGATAGGTGCCGATATGTGATGTTTTCATCCATGGACAGAGGTGGATTTGTCCACCAATCTTTCGCCACATTTGACAGAACATATAATCTTCTGAAAGATAACGGTCAGAACCGCCACCAGTAATTGATTCTTTGCTATCAATTACAGTATCAAAGAAGGCATGAATGTATCGTGTACCATCAAAGTGTGCTTGACCTACATGGTCAGGTTTGTAACGAATGGAGGGATATGCTTCTTCCATTTTCTTAAATACACCACGTTTAATCATCATAAAACCAGTGCCAATTTCCATAACTTCTAATGGTTCAGTAACTTGAAATTGTGCTGTGCCTTTAACTGGATTAAAAACGTAATCGCCAGTAACTTTCTCCAATATACCAGCTTCAATATCTGGATTCTTTTGCATAGCCTTCTTAACAGATGACCATTTAATTGCTTTCTTGGGATAGGGACCACCAGACACTTCTTTATCCATTGCCAACAAAGCAATTACATCTTGTGGATTGAAGTGAATGTCCGAATCAATAAACAACATATGTGTACAATCGGAACGATGGAGATATTCGTCAACGAGATAGTTTCTCGCTCGAGTAATTAGGGACTCATTGAATAGAAATGAGAATTTGACTTGAATACCATATTGCATACAAAGGCCTTGTAAGTCCAAACAAGCCTTCATGTATAGACCGTGGTTCATACCGCCATACATTGGTGTTGCTACAAACAGACTCTTTGTTTGTAAATCTTCTTTTTTAATTGATATTTCCATTTGTGCTCCGATTAGAAAAAAAAGGGAGTACCACTATTACGGTGGTCTCCCTAATAAGCGGTTTAAGCTAAGCTGTAACCGGCTTCAAGTGCTGTGCGCACCATGGATTTAGTTGGCTTACCAATGCGGTAAGAAGCAACTTTAACACCGTCAGCGTTGTACTTGGTGTTAGTGTAGATAACGTGACCTTCTTGGCGAAGTTCATCGATACGAGCAGACACATTGGTAATACCAAAGCGGCGGCGAGCTTGCTCGACTGTGAAGGTATTGTAACCTTCTGGTTTGCTCAAAGCATTCAACATACGTTGTTTTGCGGATAGTTTAGTCATAATTTTCTCCTAATGACAAAGTTTCAAAGTCTTGCTTTCGCAAGTTACACATCATATCATTATATATGTGTGTGTGTCAAGCGTTTATCGACCAACTTGTGGTAAATATTTCGCTTTCGTGTCTTCCCATGATAGATAAATTAAATCATCATAGAAAAGATTCTCATACGATACGTTGTTTTTCTTCTTCAACATTGAAATACGGCCTTTGGCGTACTTGGTTTTCCAAATCTCCGTCAACGTATCGGTACTGGTATCAAATGATTTTACCAATTCGTTATCTTTAATTTTTTTACAAAGAAACTCATTAGTATTGTTATACAACGGACTAAAATAAATGCCACGTTGATGTTCTGTTCTTGTTAATGCTTTTGGTATGCCAAGTTTTGGATAAGCAAAATGTAAAGAACGATTCTTATGGTCACGTTTTAAAGGTAGACCTTGTTTGTTTTTGGCTTCCCACCACTCAAAGTATTTACGAGTATGTTCTTCTTTCAGCCATTCGAAAATCATCTTCTTTGTGGAACGGGAAGGTTCGAAAGCAACTGAACCAGAAGAAAATCCCATCTTATTCCAATGTTCCAAACCATCATACTGAGAAAGACCACCGGACTTTGTGTTACCATAAAGTGAAGTAGTAGTAACACCAACAAGTGTATCTCCATATTTTTCTTTCCAATCTTTCTGAACGGTGTCAGATAAACATAACAAGGCAAGCAACTTGCCACCCATATAATTATAACCAAGTGGTTGTAATGGAACAATAGTAGAACCAATGGCAGTATGATTAATCATACCCTCTGAGGTCTTTACAGTTCTATCCCAACCAATCGATTTATCTCTTGGAGTCAAGTCCAAGAAATCGGAAGATATACAAATAACACCTAGATAATTTTTTGTAATCTCGTCTTCAATGGTATAAAATAAATTACGGCCAATATTACTATTGTTCTTCATCGTGGAAGAAAAAGTACGAATAGCATTCCAAGTTTCTGCTAACTCACCATTATGTAATTTCAATACAGGTTTAAGTTTGGCATAATCATCTGGCTCTTTTGGCATCCAGAACTTGGATTTAACTTTCTTAATAAGTAATTCTTGTTCTGGGTTTTCCCACTCAAAGGTCTGGTCACCAAACACATCCATACGCATCTCACCAGGATATCTCTCTTTCACTTCACACCACTTTTGGTATAAGGTATACTCTCGGACATCCATCTTAGAGGCATAGGTTAAATCTTCTGTTAAGAATTTAACCAACTCATCTTTGTCTATATGTTTAAATGTATCAGGCGGGTTGGATTCAGACCAAACTCTCCATTGTTCTTCTACAAACTCAACAGGTGTCGCCATTATATCAATCTCAATTTCTTCAAAGTTTTATGCCGTTTTTTCATACCATAATCTAATGCTAACGGTTTCGCCTTATCAGTATACAATATTCCGTTCATATGGTCAAGCTCATGGAGAAAACAACGAGCAGAAACACCAATGTATGTGGCATTTCTAGTAACACCATTGAAGTCTTGGTATTCCACATCAACTTCTTTTGCTCTGGTAATTTTTAATCCTAGAAAAGGAAAGGACAAACAACCTTCTGTCATATGTGTTTCATCTCTGGTTGCAATAACTTTTGGATTAAAAAATGCCACATATTCTTCTCCGGCACCCATTACAAATACACGATATGGTAATCCACATTGATTTGCCGATAGACCAATACCGTGGTGATGTTTACAGGTATCTACCAAGGCAGAAGCCAATTCATTTGGATTAATTGGTGGATTTTTCCAATCAAATTCAGCCAATACTTCTCTTAATAGAGGATGACTTTCATTTACCAAACGAAGAAAATTCTTTGGTTGGTCTACAACTTTGGATTGTTTTACGGAATCCTCCGTATTATATACAAATATGTCACTTGCACTCATTTTGCCACCTGTGAAAAATTATTTTTCTTTTGAAATTTAATAATAGACCTAAACTTATCAAAAAGTTGGTCTCCCTTGTGAGAGATAACAAAGATGTTGGTATCGGTACCCATCTCATGTATCAATTTTAAAAATTCTTCTGTACCTACACCATCCAAAGATGAATCAAATACCTCATCTAGTATCAATAGGTTTGTATTAGTAGAGTTCTTTAACTTGGCAATCTGTCTCCATGTAAAAAGGAGTGCTAAGTCTATACGCATCTTCTCACCTTCAGAGAAATTGGCATAAGAGAATTCATCACGGTGTCTACTCTTAATTGTTTCTTCAAAGGACTCATTAATATTAAAGTTAACAAAGAAGTCCATAGCAGTTAAGTACTTGTTAATTAACTTATTC